TCAGCGTGTTGTCGCCGCTAAGCCGCTCGAAGTCGTACACGAACAGCCAGCCATCCGGTTGCACGAGACGGTGCGCCGAGGGCAGGGCATCGAGCAGACGCCCGTAGCACAACGAGTAGAGGAACATGGCCCCGGAGGCGTAGCCATCCGGCAGCGGGACGTGGTGGTAATCGGCCAGCACCCGCAGCATTTTCGGGTCGGCCATCGCGAGTTGCAGCGGCTCGCTGTTGACCAGCGCAAATCGCAGATCTGGCCGCTCGGCGCCCATCAACTGCGCCACGCCACCGATGCCGCAGCCGAGATCCAGTACCGTGGCGTCCTGCTCAGGCTCCATCATCGCCAGCAGCGCGCTGACGTGGGCCGCCTCGGTCAGCGCCAACGTGGCACCCTGAAGCACGTTGAAGCGCAGGCCCATAAGCGTATCCAAGGGGGCGGTGGGCTGCGTCATGCGATCAGCGCGATGGTACCGGCGACAGCGGCGGCAGTGCCGATGCCACTCGCAACTGTGCTCCCAACGCCGGGATTTGTGCTGCCCGTCGTGGTGCCGGTGGTCCCGCCTGTGCCTGACTGTGTGCCCGTGGTGCCGTAGGGTACGCCGGTCACCGCGCTGAGCAGCAGATCGAGATTTTGGACCGGCTGCTGCTGCTGCGCGTAGTAGTTGCCCATCGCCGCGTTGATCCCCGCCTGTTGCTGGCTCTGCTGCCCGGCGCCAATGCCGAGCAGGTTCTGCAGATACTGCTGCGGCAGTCCCGAGCCGGTTTGCAGCGCGTTGGTAAGATCGGTCTGCCCGTAGCCCGCCAGGGCGCTGCCGGCGTTGCCATACATCGACGCCAGATTGCCGGCCGCACCCTCACCGAGCTGCTGCCTGGTATTGGCGAGATTGCCCGCCTGGGTCAGCGCCTGGCCATACCCGGTGTTCAGCAGGTTGCCGAGGACATTTTGCTCATTGAGCGCGCCCTGCGCCTGCGCCATACCCTCCATAACGCCCTGCCGGCTACCGCCAAAGGCACCGGCCTGATTGGCGTTCGCGCCCACTTGCTGGAGGTTCTGCGCCAGCGCCTGGCGCCCCAACGCCAGCGTCGGATCGATGACCGATTGCGCGTATGGGCTCATCATGCTCATCGCGTCCTGCGCCACGCCTTGCGCGCTGGCCGGTCCCTGCCCCGCCCATCCCCCTAGCAGCCCCTGCGCCTGCTGAATGCCGCCCTGTAGATACTGTTGTTGCTGCGGCAGTGCCATGCCGCTGATGGCCGAATAGATGTTGCCGGTGGTGCCACCGATCTGCCGCGCCATCTGGTTCGGGTCGGCGTTGGTGCCGTAGTTCCAGCCGGCCTGGATGCCGGGCGACACGTCGGCAACTTGTTGACCTGGGTAGGGATTGAACAGGTTGGGGTCTTGCGACAGCGTCTGCGCGGTGCCGACAGCTTGCTGCGCCGCACCGGTCAGCCATGACGGGAGTTGCGTTGACGACGTGCCCGATGTGTTTGATGTGCCGTTATTTGCCGTTTGCTGGCTGCCGCCCTTGCTACCCATGGCGCAAATCCTTGTAGAAGTTAGGCAGCCACGGCTTCCATCCCGTAGGGGCAGCGACGCGGCCCCAGCCACGCCGGCCACATGCCGTCGCTACGGTGCAACCGTTCTCCACCGCCCATGGATTTATGTCGTGTTCCAGTGCGAGCACATCGCGCAAGCTACCAGCGAGGAGCCAATAGTGAACGGCTTTCCGCAGCGGGTAATCGTTGACCTCGGTAATGATCACCGCGCCTTCATTCTCCCAAAGTTGCGCCTGTCCTGCCTTCAGCATCCGCACCACGTCATCGAGCCTGTGTGTCGCGCCGCCATACTCCAGCGCCTTCTGTAGCCGGTGTGCCTTCTCGCCGCCGGAAAGGCTCATGGCACAACCTGCGCGGTGACCAGCGCCCCGGTCACATCGACCGATACATTCCAACTGCTGCCATCCGGCGCGCGCAGCACGATGGCTCCGAAGCTTGGCGTCGCGGTCGCATCGGCCTTGCGATTGATGGCGTTGGCGATCGCCGCCAGCCGCTGCTCGAGGCTGCCGCTGACCGGCGCGATGAACGGTGCTGGCGCGTAGGGTGTCGGCATCAGCGCTTCCCCGCCTTGGCCAGATCGATCCGGGTGCGACCGACACTGAACGGCGCATCGGCCGTCGCCTCGAGCCGCATCCGAATGCTGCGCCCGGATACTCTGACATCCATTAAACCATGACTAATCTTGGTGTACAACTCAGTATCGGTTTCAACGCTGTCCCACGGTTGCTCTTTCGCCAGGAATTTGAACCCAAAATTGGCTGCCAATGTGGGATCGGTGGTGCTGTCGAACACCAGTTGCTTGACCGCGAAACGAATATCCCCCTCGCCCTGATTGATGCTGCCGCTTTCCACGAACACCTCGCCGGCACTGGCGCGCGGTGCCCCGTTATCCGTCCAGCCGGTTTCGTGCTGGAACAGGCAGCCGCCGCCGCCTGTGGCTATGGGGTTGATGCCGCCGAGGATGGGATAGTCCAGCGTGCCGATACGATCGCCCGCGGTGCGTGCGCGTCGACCCAGCAGCCAGTAGCCCGCCACCGATCCGGCCTGGCCTGAATAGACACCTGGCAATACACCGCTGTAGTTCATCGCGATGTAGCGATTGCACTCGCCAGAGGCTGAGTTCTCATCCGGCCAGTCCCACCAGATTTCCGCGAACTGCGGATTGGCCGAGCCGAACAGCCGCCCGATGCTGCTGGCCTTCAGCACGCTGAAAAACCAGTTCTTCACATCGCAGCCCAGCACCTGCACGTTGCCGTTGTAGAGCCAGAAGTTCTGCAGGCTCATCCATGCAACGAACCCGCCAGCGCCGGCCACCGCACGCGGCGAGATGGGGCCACAGCCGGCCGCAATCTGGTTGATGCCATACGCATAGGGCGGCCCGACATAGCTCATCAGATGCACGTCGTTGGTGGTGAACAGCAGGATGCCCGCGGCCACCTTGCACGCGGTCAGGGCGTGGGCGTTGGTGACGAGCTGCTTGGAGCCGGCGAGGTTGGTCACGTCCGGCGCCCAGACCGTCATATCCTCCTGATCCGACCAGGCGACAGCCCGCGGATCGCCGCCTGCGCCATACAGCACGACCTGCCGCTGATCGGTGACGATGACGCCGCGGTTGCTGGTCGGCGCGTTGAGCACCTGCGCGGCTTTCGTGTTGGGCGTGTTCGGGTTCCAGCTATACAGATGTCCGTCCTGGGTCGGGACGACCACGAGCAGCTCACCGAACGTGTCCATCGACCACCAGTCGGTGACGTGGCCGAGGATGCCTGGCGGGCCGATCGGGCCGCCGCTGGCGCTGCTGATGCCATAGACGCCATCGCCGTAGAACCCGAGGCCATAGCCGGAGGCATACCCCGGCGGCAGGATCGGGGGCGTCCCTGTCGGGGTGATGTCGTAGAGCACCTGCGTGTCGAAGCAGTACGCCCACAGCTTGGTATCCGTGCCATACGCCGCCCAGCGCTTATAGCTGTTGTCGTGCCAGGTGATGATGTCTCTGGGAACGTCGGCAACGCCTGACGCGAACACCATGGCATTGCCGCCAACCGGCACCATGACCCCGCCGCGCCACCTCACGTTATTGCTGTCGTACCAATGCCCCGATGTCGCCTCGGAGGTTGACTGCCTCACGATGCCGGGGGGCGGTGATTGGGTGAGCCTAGGCAAGACATAGCGCTTCCAGGTCTGCCACGCGCTGGAGCAGATCCCGCAGGATGTCACCAACATCCAACCCGCCGGCCAGCAGCACATTGGTGCCATGGACGGTGCCGTGGACGGTCAGGTTACCGGCGGCGTCCAGCTTCATCTGCTGGATCGACAAAGTATTCCAGGTAACACCGCCGTCCGTCTCGCTGTACGCAATGTTAACACCGCTGCTCCACTGCAGCACGCGATTGGGGGCGATGCGGTAGATGTCGAAGTCGCTGACCTGTTGCGTCGCGATGGACAAGCCGCTGCCGCACGACACGCCGGCGACGGATGACAGGTAGGCACCGGCAGCGATGCCGGCCGTGGTCGTCACTGAGGCAGCGCTCAGGTTCCCGGCGGTACTAAAGTTTCCAGCCGTGACCACGCCACTCACGCCCAGGTTGCCGGTAATTGAGCCGCCACCGCTCAGCTTCAGGTATCCCGACGACAACCCGTGGATCGCGTTGTCGGCCGTCGTCCAGTTGGCGTTGAGCAGGTTGCCCCACGAGTCTTGATTCCCGCCAATAGCGGGAAGGCTGAACCCGTAGTTGGGCGTGGTGGTGCCGCTCATGGCTGCGGTCCTATGCTATGCCTGCCGGCGGCTTGCCTGGCCATGGAATAGGCGGCGTCAGCGCTGTCTCGACTGGATCGTCAGCAAGAGAGATTTTCCAGGTGGCACCGGGGTCCCGAGGGACCAAAATCAGCCATCCTAGCGGCCCTAAGCCACGCCTGCGCCCCTGCCAGCCGACCAGGCGGATGTAGTCCTGCCTGTTGCCTTCACTCAGCACGCCTTTGGTGCGCCGCGCCTGCTTGTCCTCCAGCACATAATACGGCTTACCGTCGCAGGCGACCCATTGCGGGTTGGGCTGCGCGGTGTTGGACATCGAACCTGCGAAAGTGGCCATCGTTGTCTCCTATGGTCCGTCTGGAATGAAGCGTTCCACGTCTTCCGCGGTCATTCGTTGCTGCGCCTGCTGCTGAAGCTGCGTTGTCAGGCCCTCGATGATGGGCGCGGAGATCTCGAACGGCATGGCGTGCTTGCGGAGCGCGAACAGCACGACGTTCCACTGCTCGGCCACCAGGTTGCACGTCATCGGTCGGTTCGGCTCGATCGGCTGCATCTCCATGCGGTGTCGCTCCTACGGTGTGGTGCTGCCGGTGACGGTGCCGCGCGCTCGCACGTTGCCTGACGCATCGACGCTCCACATATCGACGCCAGCGACGGTGTAATAGAGCCGCTGCGTCGCTGAGCGATATTGCAGGATGTGGTTGTTCTGTCCTGCTGCTGTGCCATCACCACTAAAGTCAATCGGCATGTTAGCAGCGAGCCTGATCCCAGCATCCTTCACGCCGCCATCAACCAGCGTGGCCTGTGAGAACTCCAGGATCGCATCGTAGTAGGCAGCGTTTGAATACAGGAATGCGCCATATGTCGTACTGGCGGCAGCGGCTGCATTGATGAGCCGTGAGAATTGCATCGCCAGCGTATGGCACTCCCAGGTCACTGTGCCATCAGTGACCGTCGCGCCTACCGTTGTTGGCCATGTCGGTTGCGTGCTTCCAGTTGTCCCGGCAACGATGCAACGATAGACAAAACCGTTGGCGACTGTCGGCTGTACAAGACCGACAGCGGTTGCCGTGCCGTTGCTGGCAACGCCATAATCGTGATTAGCCAGCCATGCCGCTGGTGTATTAGCGCGGTTGGCAAAATTGATAGCAACACGCCCGCCTTGATGTGGATCGTAAGCCGTGGCCGGGTCTTCCGGGCCGTTGGCTATGATGTCCGACTCCCATCCTATGATATTCCCGGTTGCTGTGGCGTCGAGGCCAGTGTTGTCCTGGCTTGAACCAAAAAACTGCCACGTTGCAGCGTAACCAAACTTGTGGACACGGCTGGCAATCGACACGTCTTGCGTTGCGTTCGGCGCCCCACCGATCCCGCCGTAGCTTTCAAGGTTGACGTTGTGCGACCACGTATAACCACTGGCACCTGTGAAACTGGAAGCGCCAACGACCAAACTACTGACGACAGTAGGCGCCCCAAAGGCGGTGGGGTTATTGTTGATCAGACCAACCTGAACCGTGGCAAAGCCATTGCTGCTGGTCGTCATCTGCTTATAGAAACCCTTACGGCCTATCAGCATCGTCTCTACGATATCGCCATCACCGATGTACTGTTGAAGACCGGCGTTGCCTTCCACCATGAAGCGGATATTGCCAGTACCGGCACCTCGCACGAAACCGGCGGTGTTAACATTCCACGTGCCAGGAGGCACATAGACTGTGCCATCGGTTGGTGCCGCATTGTATGCTGCCAGGAATGCCGCCGTGTCATTCGTGCCATCCATCTTGGCACCGAAGTCCTTGACGTTCATCCGATCGGCCGAGCGATCCTGTGCCGAGCGTGAGGCGGTGCTGCCGGTTGCGGTCCAGTAGAGCGGTGCCCCGATGCCTCCTGTCCCGCCCCACAGAGTATCCAGCCTGTCGGCGTTGAGGTTGAGGTGGCTGCCCCACTGGTTGATGTCAGCGTTGGCGATCGGCTTATAAAGACCAAGGTTTGGCGTCAGGGTGTAGTTGGAGCCACTCATGCCACCACCTCCAATCGCGGATCATTCGGCGGCCCTGACGGCAGCGTGGTAGCCGTCCAGGTGCCGGCCTCGCACATCTGGGTTGGGATGGCCCACGTCTCGATCATGTGCGCGGACGGCCCCAACGAGAGGGTCGCCAGGCCGGCGATCTGCACGACGCTGTATGGCGGCCACGGGCCGACGCCGAACGGGCCTGCACCGAAGGGGTATGCGCCGCTGCCGCTCATACAACACGCACTTGCAGCGCACTGACGTTTCGATAGATGCCGCCGACAGGGACGCCGGCACTCGCAGCAGCGGCGTCATTGGCGGCATTGGGCGGCGGCACAGCGAGGTTGACCGTTCCTGTCCCTGCGGTGGTCAGCGTCAGCGAGGCGTTCGCGCCTGATCCGGACGCGCCGATTGTCGCTGTTGCAGTTGCCGCGCCCGTAGCGCCGACGATCCACGCCAGCCGCTGCCCCACCAGCAACGTCTCTGCATTGCTATCCGTGTAAACCGCCCTGGTGTGATCAATGCCATGCAACCAGGTGCCGTCCAACTGTAATGGCCCGTAGGGATACTGTGATGCTGTGCCGGTGATGTCGCCGGTCGCGTAGATACCGCGTCCGGTCAGCCCGGCGACGCTGTTCGGCTCGATCAGGTAGCCGTTATAGAACTTGACCGGGAACCCCGTGCTGTTGTTGGCGGCTGAGCGACTGACCGAATAGCCGAACGTGGCGTTCTTGCCCTCGCCCCCGCCCGTGCCGCCGAACGTGACGGCTTCCGGCACCATCAGCAGGCCGCCGGTCGGGTTAGCCGGCGTCCGGTCACGCATCCAGCCTTTGTCGGCGCCGCGATTGACGACGTTCAGCTCACCGACGATGCAGGCCCAGTTGTTGGTTGTATCGTTCGGCGACTGCGCCACGATCCAGGCGGCCATCTTGGCTGGCGCCTGTCCCGCGATGAATGCAGTGTCGAAGATCGAAAGCAGAGTGGTTCCAACATCGAAGCCAGCCGACCCGGCGGTGCTGAGATAATCAAACCGGTGCCCGTTCGCACCATTGGCGCCAGTATTGTTTCCAACGAGATACGCGCCGGTAACGGCATTCGCGCCGGTCGCATTGCTGCTGCTCATCGTGAGACGGAAGTTGGTCGAGACGGTCTGGGTGGACTGGGTAAACAGCAAGCCAGTGTCGATAAACGCGCCGCCAGCGCCATACGCATACAGCCCAAGATTATCCGATGCGTCTGTTATGAACCGCCAGCGATTGACCCCGGCATTCTGCCAGTTGATGCCCTTGTTAGCACCGGCCGCGCCGTTGAGTGTGAGCGTCGGCACGCCTGTTCCGCTGCCGATGGCTAGATTGCCGGGTGTGATCGTGCCGCCGGCAGTCGGCAGCCATGGCGATGACGAGGTGCCCCCGACGCCTGACGCCGCCTGCACGTTGAGCGTGGCTGGTGAGAACCGCACGATGTCACCGGAGGCGACGGATATGGTCATCGGCACACCGCTCGTCGGGTCCATTAACTGTCCCCAGTAAAGCCGATTGCCGCCGATCTGCGCGTCCCACAGCTCGAAGTAGCCAACGGTGCCCCAGGCAGCCAATGCCATCGGGAACTCGATGGCGGCGACGTTAGCGGCCATGTTGGCCGGCGTGGTGGCAAGCGCAAAGGTGGCTGTCGTGCGATAATAGCCAAGACCGGACACCTCAATGCCTGGCGCGCTCTCGGTGGGAGCCTGCGCCGCCATGCACAGCGCCACGAACACTCGAGTCGGTGATACCATCGGCGCGAACCCGAGGGTATGGCCCAGCACTGCCTGCTCAAGTCCGAGGCTGGCGCTGCCGCTCATGTGGTCACCCCCTGCAGTTCGGCGTTGGACAGTGCCCTCGGCCAGTAGCGTACACGGCGCGCCCAGGCACAGATCTGGCCCTGAAAATGTTCCGGCCCAGCTATTGTCAGATTGACAATCGTGGGCAGCGATGTGACAGCATTACCGGCTGATGGCGTTCCTAAAATCCCATCATGGGCACTGGCAACAGCACCATTGAGGGTCCACGCGCCAGCGCCTTTATGCACAATGCCAGCCGTATTAACCGCGGCGGATGCACCAGTGCGAGCAACCTGAGTGCCGCCAACAAAGATAAAGGAACCCGCAACATTTGGGGAAGTCCCGGCGGGTGATGACATTTCATCAGCGTCGATGAAATCGTTGTTCGAGTTTGCCCCTACGAACTGGGCTGGCGCGTTGAAGGGAGAAGTAGCTCCTTTTAGTATATACTCTACTGCTAACGAACCCTTGGTCTGGTCATACCACGCTGCAACCGGCATAGAGCACGTCTCGACTGCCCGCGTCACAGTCGCTGCTGTCGTGGCGATCCACGATGTAGCAAATCCACCGGCCTCCAGGTTGGCATTCAGCACCGATCCAGTGACGGTGCATGTCAGCGTCCCGGCGGTTGGGGTGAACGTCAGTGTCACGCGAGTTGGGAAAGCACCAGCGCCGACAAGAGAGCCTGTTGACGTGCCGCTCAGCGTCACCGTGCCGGTGCCATAGAATGACAGCGTGTATGCCTGTGCAGTGACGGCTACCGACTGCGTGCCAAGCGTCGCACTGTTCAGGAGGATGTTGGTCCGCGCCTCCTCGATCAGCAATCCATTGAGTGCGTGTGTGCTCGGGTTGTAGTCCCAGCGCGGCGTGTTGGTGGTCGCCGTCTGCAACACACCAGCCGCATCAAAGTATGTGCCGGTGCTGGCGCGGGCGAACGTAATGCGGCTGTCTAGGCTTCCCGGCGTCATGAAGGACAGATCGAGCGTCACGCCGGGCGGACCACCGAGGACCGTCTGCTGTCCGGCGTGGTGCGGGGCTGTCACCTGGCGCGAGAACAGCATGCACCAGCCAGCCGCGCTGATCGGCCCCTCGATGCGCGCGCAGGAACTCGATGGGGCATAGTGGCGGCACATGCCGCAGCGCTCGGCGCCGCCGGCTGGCGTATAGCGCGCGGCCTGCCTGGTGGCCTTGGGCGTGGCGCGGGTGGTGAGCATCTGCAGCGGCATCAGAAGCACACCGCGACTTCGGCACGCAGCGGGGCTCCGCTATAATCGCTCTGCTGCTTCCAAAGATTGGCCCGTGTGATGGCCTGCTGCCATGTAGTGTCAGCCTGCGTCGCCCTGTCGTCGTCCAGTGCCCACAAGGCGCCTTGCTTAACAACGCCCCACAGGTAGACGGGATACAGATTTTCCAGAATGGGATTGGTGTCAGTCGGGAGGCGAAGCGGGACGGGCTTTGTATAATAGCCCATCATTATCTGTTGCGGCACCCAGCTTGGGTCAGGAGGATTTGGGATGGTTGGGTGGGGGAGCAGTTCTATGCAGTCATGCACGAGGCGGTAGGCGGTGCATGGCCCGCTGAAGGCTGTGATGGTGTCGTAGGGCTGCCAGCCGATCGGCGCATACTGCGGTGCCCAATGTCCCGACCATTGATCCTTGAGGACGAGCATCTCACCCGTGGTGTTGTCCCTGATGGACTCCATGGTGGCGAAGTCGGGCGGCAGGGTGATGTATGCGTTGTCGATCGGCTGCACGGCGTGCTTGACCTGGCAGCGCGCCCGCAGCGTCTCGGCCAGCTCAGTCTCCACTGCCAGCACCCAGCCCGGCATGACGCCGTTGGTCAGGATGTCCTGCCGGTTGAGGTAGCTGGCCACGTCGGCCTGGAGTTGCGCGAGGCTGGCCATCAGGGGGCCGCGACAACCACGGCATTGGACGGCGGGGCCGTGCCCGTGCCTGCCGCGTTTTCAGCCGTCACGACACAGGTGACGGAATGCCCGACATCGGCCCCGGTGACGGGAAGGTCCATGCCATCGCTGGGGATGTCGGCGCCGTCCATCTTCCACTGGTAGACGTAAGCGGCCGGCTCGCCCGTCCAGTTCCCCATGGTGCAGTTGAGCGTGCTGCCCACCTGCGAGACGTAGGGCACATCGACGTTGGTGGGCGCTGTGACAGTCACAGGCGGCGGGGCGCCGTCCGCATCCAGCATCAGCACCGGCTCGTATTGGCTGCCCTCCAGCACCGCGCCGGCGGCGGCTGTCTCCTCGCCCTGTGCCAGTGCTTTGACCTTCGCGTCACTGATGCCGTCGGCCTCGGGGTACATGCGGATCAGCGGCACCGGATCGATGTCGTCCGCGAGGACTGGCGCTGTGGTGCCGCTCATGGCTTGGTCTTTGGCGCTGGCTGCCCCGGTATCACCTGGGGTGCCACTGCGGGGTCGCCCTCGATCCAGACCGGCTCCTGCTGCGCAGCGACCAGCGTCGCGCCCTGCTCCCAGGTTTCCTTGCCCTGCGCGAGTGCCAGGGCCTCGACATCGGCGGCGCTGTCTGCCTCCGGGAACAGCCGATGCAGCAGCACGGGGTCGATGCCCTCGACCATGACCGGCTCGGCGCCTTTGGTCTCGGGCGTCTGCGCGACCTGGCCGGCCATCGGCGTCATGCTCCCCGCGGTTGCGGGAGCGCCACCGACGCCGGGTGTGGGCTTCATGCTGCCGGCATGCGGAGCGTCGTGTTTGGTTGGGCTGGCCATGGTGGTCTCCTTTAGATGCGTCGTCCGTCGTCTGTCCTGAACACGCGGTTGTCGCGCTCATCGAGCCAGGCATTGAGCGCCTTCTGGTCTTTCGTGATCCCGAGCTTCTGGAGCTGCTGCCAGATGACCATCGGAATGCGCGCGACATGGGTGATGCCGTCGGGCTGGCTTCTGGCCTGGTGCTTATCGAACGAATTCGCCTGGCGCTTGTTGGCTTCGATGATGGGCTTGAGGTCTTGCGTCTGGACGATGAGCGGCAGCCCGGTTTCGCTGTCGATCTCGATCGTCGTGCCGCGGCGCGTGACCGGGTTCCAGTTGTCGTACAGGTATTCCGTCATAGCGGTAATCCGCTATAAGCGGGGCGTTGCTGGCTGTGGGAAGCCAGCAGCGCCCCTGACCACGATCCTACTGGAGAGGACCGAAGCTGATGCCATATGATGATGACGAGACGCGCAAGTCTATCAAGACTGCTTATATGCGAACTTGGGTTGCGGAAAACCGCGAGGCTCGCGCTGCCTATCAGAAGGAATATGCCCAAAAGAACCGCGAAGCCTTGCGCGAGAACCGGCGACGTTATCGCGAGAAGAACCGCCAAAAGATCAGAGAAGCCAATAACGCGTCCATACGCGATCAGAACGGCGAACTGACCGAGACTTACAAGGAGCGTCTTGAGGCCAAGACCGAAAAATGGCGCCAGGACTTGGTGGCTATGGCGGGAAGACCGCGACCGAAGGTGTGCGACATCTGCGGCGGACCACCTGATCCCAAGAAGGGGATGCACTACGATCATTGCCATCAAACCGGCAAGTTTCGTGGCTGGCTTTGCCGCAAGTGCAACCTGATGCTCGGGAACGCCGAGGATGACCCCTCCCGGCTTCGGGAAGGGGCCTCTTACCTCGAACGCTTCAGTGAAGTAAATCAAAGTATAGACCTCACTGATTAAGGTCAAAAATGGTTGCATGCGCCTTCGGTGCAGTAGGGCGTATGCAACCCTCGAAAACGACACCCCCCTGAGAATTATCACCAGTTTGTGCGTAATCTTGCTGGATCATGTCCCTCTCAGGTAAAGGCGCCATTTCCACGTAATCTGTACTTACCAATAGTATTTGATGCGCCGGACAGAAGCGATCCGGAGCCAACTGGATGGTGCCGAAGTTGGTGCGGTACACGTCCACCGCGCCCTGGATGGTCATCTCGCCGGTTGGTGACGCCTGGACGATGTTCTGGGCGACGATGGGGTTGCCGGTCCCGCCTTGGCTGAGCGTCGCGAAGTAGTTCTTGATATTCCCGCTCATGATGGCGAGCGTCGGATTACCCCCTGCCTGCCAGCACTGCTGCACGGCGGCGTTCACCACGGCGAGGGTGAGGTCGAATGCGGTGCCGACGGTGCCTGCGTTGCTTCCGTCACCGATCGGCATAACGCCGGCGCCGGCGCCGCGTGCCCCGAAGTTGGTGTAGCAGGGCAGGCCCGACATGTGGCGAGGATCGGTGATGGTGCGGACGAGTGGCGAGGTGACGGCTAGTTCGAGGTCGCGCTTAACCTCCATGCCCCTCAAAATCATGTTCCTGTTATACTCGTCTTCGCCGCCGACCACGTCCACGACGCGGAGCGTATTCGATACCCCGACTGTGCGGGCGAGCAGCTGGCAGACATTATTGAGCCGCACCGGCTTGATCACAGCCTGCATGACAGCGGTGAAGCCCTCAGGCTGAGCATTATCCGCTGCCGGATTGAGTTCCTGCACGATCCACTCGGTCAGGACTTGCTTGGAGCCTACTCGCGAACACGATGACACGAGCGGTGTCTCGTCGGGATCGATGCGATAGATGATATCCGCGAGGTCTTCGCGGACGCCAACGGCTGCAGTCTCGACATATGTGCCTGACGGTGCAGCTCCCATTGCGGGAACGGCCATGGTCTACTCCATTGCTTAGCACGGCGCGGTGCGCCTGGTGCCGGTTGAACCAAAATTGCTGGTTCGCAATGGAGCGACTGGAGGTCTGCTCGGGCGTTTACCGCTTGGTCTTGCGACTGCGGTGCGTGCCGGCGACCAACTTGGTCATCCTCGCGACTTCACGTCCCGCCCTACCGGTTGGTGCAAGCACTCCTTCGGGCGACGGCGGGACGCTACGAGCGTATCTACTGTGCCGTCAATACCGGGGGCTGCCGTTGGCATTGGAGCGGCGGGCGCTGAGCAGGGCGGCGGCGTTGCGGGCATTGGGTCGTGCCTCGAACGCCTGTTCGGCTTGTTGCACCTGGGCGGCGGCGGCGGGTGGCGGGCGCACGCCACGCACCTGTGCGGTCTGCACCGCCTTGGGGGCTGTGGTCTTGGCGCCTTCCAGCATCCTGTCCCACATCATTGCCTTCATCATCGACTCGACGTGGCGCGGGTCGGAGAGCCCCTGAAGTTCCTGGCGGGTGTAGCCGCCTTTGCTTTCGGCCCATTTGGCAATATCGCGCTGCACCGTGCTGCGCATCGCGTCATCCCGCCAGAACTCGTATTTCTCCGACAGCATCTTGTTGCCGGCCTCCACCTGCTGGCTCATTGAGCGCTCGTAGGCCTGCTGCTGGAGTTGGGTGAGGGTGCCGAGGCGTTGCTGTTCGGCGGTGGCGGCCTGGTAGGCGGCGAACTGGCGGAGGTAGCCTTGCGGGTCGGTCTCGATCATCGACGGGTCTGGCGGGGTTGCGCCCTGGAGCCGCTCACCAAGCTTGGCCAACTCGGGCTGGATATGGGGCAGCACGGTGGCGAGTGCCTCGGCCTGCTGCTGCAGCTGCTGGCGCTGGGCAGCCAGTTCCTGCGTTTTCCTCGTGTAGTCCGCGGCCTGGCCCATGGCGGTGCGGATTTGGGCGGCGGTGACGCGGTGTCCGTCGATCGTATAGACGCCATCGGCTGGTGCTTCGGCGGCTGGTGCCGTCCCGTCGGGTCCCACCGGCGGCTGCACCCCTTCCTGCAGCCCGAGGGCTTTGGCGATGGTATCGTAGCTATCGGTGGGGGTGGCTGCCTTCGCTTCGGTTGGCTGCACGGCGGGCTGTGCGGGGGCTGCGGGAGCCGCTGGCGCCCCTTGAGGCGTTGGGCGCCCCGCAGGCTGCTGCGCCTCGCGTGCGGCCTCCTGGCGACGTCTGGCGAGCAGGCGCCCGGCATCGGACAGGCTGATGGACTCTTGGCTGGCTGGCGCGGGGGCGTTGACTAGATTGACGGATGACGATGGCGCCGGGGCTGCCGGCTGAGCTGCTGCGGGGGTGGCGGGGGCTGCCGGTGCGGATGGGCTACTGCTACTCTCACTCATGGTTTGCTCTTTGCATCTTTATCGTTTAGTCGGACGATTGCGTCTCGGACCTCATTGAAGCATTGAAGCGATACAGCGCTGCTGCAGAACCAGCGTGATCCAGAAATCTTCCGAGACGCATCCTCATTCGAACCTCCGCCCATCGGCCTCGCGCTGCTGCGTGAGCAGCGCGGTATCGAGGCGTGAGCGCATCTCGGTGGCCAGGTGATCGATGGCCCGCGCCAGATTGCGGGCATCCTCGCGCTCACGGACATCGGTACCATGCACAGCGGTCTGCACCGCGCCCTCGCGGATAAAGGTGAGGATGCTCATCAGTTCGGCATCCTGGAGCAACCTATGCGCCTCACCGCCGCGGCGCTGGATCTCGTAGCGTTCCTCGCGCGAGAGGTCGCTCACTTCCGGGTCGTGGTTCTGCTGATGGTGGGCAGCTTGGCGGTGCCGCGGTCTTTGCCGGCCCCGGCTGCCCCGCCGCTGGCTGGCTTGTTCTGACCTTGGCGGGGCACCGTTTTCGTTGACTGGCTGCCTGATGCGCGTGTGACCATGGTGGTTCTCCCGAGTTGGTGTTGCCTGAACTTTTCCCGCACATATCCGTCGGCATCGAAATTGCGCTCCTGCAAGATGCGCAAGAGTTCTGCGGGGCTCATTGTCCTGGTTGTGGCGGCGACCCGCCCGGCCGCGGGAGAGGCGGCCCTCCGGGTCCGAACAGCGATTTCGCCGCCGCATTAGCCGCGATGTTGCCATACGCGCTCGGCATCTGGCCTTGCATGAGCGCCTGGCGGGTGGCCATCGCCTGCGCTGGATTGAACGAGCCGGCGGGCGGGCCCATGGGCTGCTGTGGGCGTGGCGGCACCATGGACGGCCCTGGGGCTGCTGGCGCCTGCGGCGGCCGTGGTGGGCCTTGGGGTGGCTGGCCTGGGGGCGGTCCTGCCGTGGCTGGCATCTGCGGGCTGGTGGGTGGCGGCAGATTGCCGAGCAGTTGGATGCCCGGCACCTTGGACGCCATCGCCTGCTGGAACTCGGTGAGCGACGGCACGGGGGTGCCGAACTGGGCCCCAGCGACCCAGGTCTTGGTCCAGGCGTCGAGCGCTGCCTTGTCCCTGTTCAGATCATCGTCGGTCAGCATCTGCGCCCGCTTAGTCTGTTCCGATG